GACCTTCTGGACTAGCGCAGAGGAGATTCCTGATGAAGCGTTCCCCGTGGTGTGTAGGACTGTGCTCAACGGACACAGCGGAAACGGTATTGTTATCGCTGACAGCCGTGATGATCTGGCTCCTGCTAAACTCTATGTAAAATATATTAAGAAAAAAGATGAGTACCGCATCCATCTCGGTCGAAACGCTGACTTAGATATAGAGGTCATCGACATTCAACAAAAGAAAAGGAATACTTCTTGTGATCAACCAAATTGGCAAATTCGTAACCATCAAAACGGATTCATCTACGCTAGGGAAGGGGTGGTTCCTCCTGACCGAGTGCTTGAATGCGCTCTCGATTGCTTTTCTCGGAGCTGGCTTGACTTTGGTGCTGTGGATGTAATTTGGAGCGAGTGGAAAGGTGAGGCTTATGTTCTTGAAATCAATACTGCACCCGGTCTTCAGGGTACTACGCTGGATAAGTACGGAGAGTTCTTCCGGTCATCACGCGGACTCAGAGCCTGAGCGTCTTTGTTGGGACGTTTATGAGGCCAGAGGTAAAGGCTCTTACGTCTACACTGGTTCATACGACTCTGAGTACGAAGCTAAGCGCCACCTCCAAGACAAAGAGTTGGCCGGAGTAATCACCTGGGGACGGTACTCAACCAGTGTCATCAGAAGGGTAGACCCCCTCTCTTAAAAAGTTCTTGACAAGGTTGTGATCCCTTGTTATAATACTCTTGTAAGAAAGAGTTTGATAAAGAGAATGAGATAAAGAAAGTTATCTCTCTAGAAAGGTTCTTAAAGAAATGCGTTGTTCATGCTGCGACAAAGCGATGACTGACAAAGAGATTCAGTATCGCAAGGAAGACGGTAAATGGGAGCTTTGCTCGGTTTGTTTAGATGTAGCTATGGATGCTGCATACTCCGATGGTTTCCAGAACGAAGATGATGAGGGGAGTGTTATCCTAGTAGGAGAGGAATCATCAGACGATCAATTAAGTGGGCCGCTTACTACCCACCGTTACCAATTCCAAGGAATCCAAGGTGACTTTGTGAAAGCCCTGAAAGGAACCAACGATGACGGATGAGGAACTGAAAGAGAAGCTCCCACAGACCGAAACCGTAACTTCGTGGCTTTACGCTGCGCATCTGGCCGAGGCGCAATCCCTCGCAAAATCAACAAAACCCTGAAAGGAACCGACGATGATTGAAATAAGCTGGCCTCTTTATCTTTTCATTTGCGCTCAATGCCTTTTTGCAGGATTCACCATCGGAGTTGGATTAGAGCGCCAGAAGTTTAAGAAAGTTCTAAAAGGAACCATCGAAGATCTTGAGGCGCACTTCGAGCGCCAGAAGTTTAAGAAAGTTCTAAAAGGAAACGACGATGAAGACGAAACCATTTGATGCGACAAAATACCTAGAACCCGCCGAAATCGGCGAACTGCTAGCCCGCATGGAACAGCTTGAAGCTGGGCTAACGAAAGCCGTCGAGCGGGATCACCTGAGAAATACCGATAGGCGCTTAATGACGGGAGACCGCGAGATTAACCGCATCATTCAGACCCGTCTGGAGACCGGCGCATGGGTATTGGGTTCAGAGGGGTATTTGGCGACTCCGAATATCATTCGCACAGCTATGAAAGGAACCAACGATGACGCCATCTGACAAAGAACTGCTGCTAATTGGGCTCGCCGGTATGGTGTCGTTTACGGTGTCGTTTCTCGTCACTTTCCCGTTGTGGACACATCTCTTGCGAACAATTCTTTGAGACTAAAGGAAACACTGATAAGCGTTCTGCAAATTAAAGGAAATTAAAGAAAAATTAAAGGAAACCGACCATGACGGATGAAGAACTTAAAAAGAAACTGCGATACACTGTCAACCACGGAATGTTTCGCGCAGAGGATGCCGGAATGAAGGTTTCGTTCTCCGAAATCCTAAACCGCATCGAACAGCTTGAGGCCGAGAACGCTAGGTTCAAAGAGGCTCTCGAAGAAATAGCAGAAGAAAGCGACAGTGGCCGGTGCGACGGCCTGCCTGAGCCGTGCCCAGCGCATGAAGACGTAGTGATGTGGCTACGCGCACGCGAAGCACTAAAAGGAACCGACGATGACGGATGAAGAACTGAAGAATAAATTGCTGATGTTTTCAGGGCCGTTTGGCTGGCATCGCAACCCAGAAGGACCACAAGCCGTTGCCCGCATCGAAGAGCTTGAGGCATGGAAACTTGCGGTCGATCATCTGCTTGTCTCATCAGGCTGCAACACAGCGGACAGCTACAGCACACCAGCAAAGGCACTCGATGCGCTGATTAAGCAAGAGATTGCGCTGGCAAACGACCCACTGATTAACGGGGGAACCGAAGACCATGCACGATGATGCACACATGATAACGATTGCAGAACTTGAAGACGCAAAAGCCCGCATCGAAGAGCTTGAGGCTGAGAACGTTAGGTTGCGAAAAGCATGGCACCGCTTCGACAAGGCTATGGCCTTCTATCCAAATAATTCCGCTATCACCCTCATTGCTAGCAAAGCCTGGAAAGTAGTTTACGATGACGAATGAAACGCACCGAGATTCTATTGCCGAAATCCTAGAGCGTATCGCTAAGGAAGGTTTACCGAACCCCAGAGACTTAGATGTGGCGCTTGACGCAATCTTGTCCGAGGAAAGCGCCTACATCAACAGACTAGAGGCTCGCATCGAAGAGCTTGAGGCTAAGAACCTTAAACTAGGCAAAATCCTCGAAGAAGACAACAGCCTATATCAAGTCACAAGAAGATCGCTTGAGGCTCATATTCGAGTGCTGTTGCTTAACGACCCGAACTACATAATCTCAGACGGTGGGCATTGCGTACTCGATCAATGGCGGCATGAGGCAAGACACACCCTGCAAATCAAAGGAACCGACGATGGAGATTAGAGACTTGGACGAGTGGGGTTCGGTTGAATACGTACTCTCTAAAAAGGAATGGGACAAGATACAAACTCGTATCGAAAAGCTTGAGACTGAGAACGCCAAATACAGTGTAATGCTAGACGATATTTCGTACTCGTTTTCAATTGCACCCGTACACCTGAAAGGAACCGACGATGAATGATGATGTTAAATCAACTATTATTCTTGCTGCGGGAATTATGTCAGCCTGGACATCACCCGCATGGATACTGTTTATTTTGGCAAGTATTTTTTGAGACGAAAGGAACCGACGATGGAAGATGAATACGCTGTTTACAAAGAGAAATGGGACAAGATGCAACCCCGCATCGACGAGCTTATGAAAGGAGGTGACAATATCTAAATTCTTGAGGCATGAAGCCTGTCCGGAGTGCGGCAGCAGCGATGCTCTCGCGATATATGAAGACAACGTTCATTGCTTTTCTTGCGGGTTCCACTCAGAAAACATTGAAGAATATACAGGAGAAAATATGTCATCAAACAAGCCAACAGGTGACAGCACTATCTGGCCCGTGCCCGAGAAGGCCATGGGTTCCATCAAGGAGAGGGGCTTGTCCCTCTCTACTGTGCAGAAGTACAAGGTAGGAGTATCAGACGACCCCGACAATGACGTAGAAGCTGTGTTCCCTCGCTTCGATAAGGAGAGTGCACACGTAGCTAACCAAGTCCGCACCTCAGGTAAGGGTTTCTTTATCCAAGGTAACATCAAGGATGCTATCTTGTTTGGACAGAATTTCTTCCCTGAGGGTGGCAAGAGTATCACGATTACTGAGGGTAACTATGATGCTATGGCCGCCTTCCAGATGACGGGTAGCAGGTTCCCTAATGTAGCTGTAATGTCTGCAAGCTCAGCAAAGAAAGAGGTTGTTGATTCGTTCGAGTATCTGGACTCGTTCGGCGAGATTGTCATCAACTTCGACTCAGACGAGCCGGGGCAGAAAGCTGCAAAAGAGGTTGCCAACCTGTTTGATCCGGGCAAAGTCCGTATCCTCAAGCTGCAACAAGGCAAGGATGCTAACGATTACCGGATGGGAGGCCTCGACAAGGAGTACATCAACGAGTGGTTCCGCGCCCCTACCCACAAGCCTGACGGGTTGCTGGTGGGCTCTGAGATGTGGGAAGATATTATCAACCACAAAGAACCTGAGTCCATGCCTTATCCTTGGCAAGGTCTCAACGAGAAGACCTATGGGATGCGAGAGTCTGAGGTTACTCTCTTGCTCGCTGACACAGGTGTAGGTAAGACAACCGTGTGTAAGGAGATCGAGTACCAGATTCTGACCGACGAGAAGCTCATCGAGAAGGGCCACGGAGTAGGGTTCCTCCACTTCGAGGAGCCTAAGTACGACACTGCTATCGGGCTGATGTCCCTCCACAACAACAAGCCTTATCACCTTCCTGATACAGAGAGAACTGAAGAGGAGCTGCGAGATGCTTTTGACGCTGTTATTAATAACAACCGCGTTGTTGTGTGGGATCATTTTGGCAGCAACGATGTTGAAACTGTCCTTGCTAAGATACGCCACATGGCAGCAATGGGGTGCAAGTATGTGGTTATTGACCACCTTAGCATTATTGTCTCCGATCATTCTGGTGATGAGCGTAAGCAGCTTGATGAGATTAGCACTAAGCTGAAGACCCTTATCATGAACCTAGGCATCCATGCTGTTTGCGTTATCCACGTCAACAGGCAGGGACAGGCGAGGGGCTCTGCTGGACCGGAGCAGATTGCTAACACAACTATCCGTCTTGAGCGAGACAAGAAAGAACCTGATAGCTGGCGTCGAAACGTGACCACAATCACGGTCGAGAAATGCAGGCTGACAGGACGCACAGGAGTA